CATTGGGACAGGTATGTTTTTACATCTGGTAGCCTGTAGCGTTGACTAATAGCACTGAGTGCATCGCAACTTTTCATTATCAAAAACCAGTCTTATATACCCTATAATCCCATCTAATTTTATAGTCAAGACTTTTTTTCTATCTGTTTGACATCCTTCAGTTCTTCAAAAGTTGTTTCAATACTGTATTGTTTTTTTAATTCTAAGATCTTAGCCTCTACATCTTCTCTATTCATAGAATCAATTGTTCCTGTCAAAATCTCTTTTTTATCAACATATAACCCTGCAATCTGTCCACGCCTAGTCTCTGCAGCCACAGCGGCATTCCAATTTCCTGATTCACTAGCTTTATCTCTAATTCTCGCCAATGTAGCCAGGCTCCTTTCTTGCGTACACTTATATCTTTCAGCAATAGCCCTGCGTTCTGATTCAATGGCATCAGCAACAAGAGGATGTTTATCTGGGTTTTGCAGCTCAGACGCACGAACGACAGCAGAGTCTTTTGCGTACCCTGCTTCAATTGCACATTGCCTAGCAGTCTTCAACCCTTCGGAATGGACAAATAAAAGAATAAACTTTCTTTGTTTTCCTGTAATCTTGTGGTGAAACAATGCGTCAGTCAACGCTTCTGGTATGTTATCTTTGGTTTCTTCCATAATGCACCTGTTCAATAGATGTTTCTTCCCAGAAAATATACAATATTTAATGATTTTATGCAATGCGAGTTATGTTTGTAGATATAAAAAGGTTACTTTTGTAAATGTAAAAGTAACCTTCAGGTAACCTAAAAAGCTAGGAAATACAAGGGAAGTTACTTGGTTACCTAGGATACCTCTACTCTGAGAAATAAAAAAATATTTTTATCTTGGAGAATACATCTATAGGAACGGCTGGTTAAGAAAAAAACTTAGGATCTTCACTAACAACTCTAAGTGCTTTTTTTAATGCTTCTTTTCCGTCCGTCATGATGACTTCCCATTCATCAGGGGTGTAAGATCTATCAAAATTAGAATTGTAAAAGCGCACAGTCACGTCCCCACAGTGGAGACATTTATAAATTTTTCTTACTGGGCTCTCTGGAAGTTTTAGATACATAACGCTTTATCCTTTGTAACGGAAACAAAATAACGTTTTCGGGTAATTTTTCTTTGAAATAAATAGAGTCCATCAGCTTCATACTTTGAACTCTTTCGTATTGATTGGTCCTGGCAGCAAGCATGGAGTCAAGTAACTCACGCTGCTTTAGAATCTCTTGGTCGCTCATTCTGCCTCCTTTTAGACGACCCTCGCATGAGCAAAACTCTTAGCGAGGGTTATCAAAGTGAACGAGGCGAATTATAGCCTATTATGAGCTAAAAAGCAAATTAGTCGATGTAAACTTTATATTTCTTAAGGGAATTAGTGGCTAAATGAAGTGGTCCGTGGTACCAGACTGGATTACCATGATCATCTATCCACACTTGATTATAAAATTTATCTTCTAATTCTCCTTCACTTTTACACGTTTTGCATTGAATGGTTGCATTCTCCCCTTCAAAATTATGACGTGTAAATCCATTTCCCTTACAAATTGGGCAAATAACTTTATTAACCACCGTATCTCCTCCAAATAATTCTATTTAATCTTTCCCAACGATTCCTATCTTCTGCTTCTTTCGGGGTCCGTGGGAAACGGAGCGCAATCTTTCCAGTGCGCTCCTTTTCTTTTCGTAATCGTTCCTCTAATGTATTTCTCTTGCGTGCCATTCTTTTGACTTTCTCTTTTTTTCGTAATAGTGGCGCAACGAATTTAATTCTTGCCAGTGATGTTTATTCTGCATACGTCTGCCAAATATCCATCCTATCCAAAAAATTAAAACAATTGCAATGATGTGCCATACAATCATGACTCCTCCTTTGTTTCTTGGTCATTCCACCGTGCCTGTTCTTCCTTGTCATTAAGATAACAAGTAGAACAAAGTTTTTTGTCAGGATAACTTTCCATTTCATGAAGAAACGGTGTTTCCTGGTGACAACAAAAACAACTATACATTTGTAACATACTTTTGACTCTTGTGAACAATAGTATACATTTTTGTGTAATAATCAGGATCGCTTAAAAAATCATAGATTCCAATGATAGTTCCTACTTCGTACTTTTTAAAGTGAGCTACACGTACATCGTTATCACCGCCTTCAGGATCTACAGGAAATCCTACACCTTCCGCTTTAATAATTTTTAGTTTTTCTGTTCCTTTCTCGGCATCATAAAATCTTTCCCAAACTATTTTTTGTATCATGCAGCCTTCATCTTTCTTTTCTTTGCTTCTTTTTCTACTAAATGTGTAATCTGCATACCAGCAGATCTATTTTCTTCATTGGCTATTTTTTTAAGTAACTTGTATGTTTCCATGCGTACAGCTACTGACTTAAATTTTAAAATATTCACGATCCTGTCCTTTCAAATGGTTCGTTTTGTATAATGAGCTCTAGATCACCAAAATCAAAAGCAGGTTGAGCTGGGTCGTGAGCCGCGGGCGGTGTAAATTTACGCCCTGTATTTTTTGCAAGTTCTGACCAGTCTTTGGCAGCGCTAATATAAAAATCGGCCATCTGGTGATCGCCTAATCGTTTCGCATTAGCTGCTTTAGAGTAACATTCTTTTGCACGTGTTA